CATCGTGGTCCAACTAGAAATATGTTAATAACTCAATGTAAAGATTTAGGATTAAAAAAATATTCATCATTAAAAGTAAACGAATTGATTAAATTATTGGAAGAACACAAAATTTTGTTGTCTGCTGAAATTAAAGGTGATATTAAAAATATATCTACAGAAATTAAAAGTGATATTAAAATAGATTTATCTAATTATAACTTTATTGACTTATTTTGTGGTATTGGTGGTTTTCATCAAGCTTTAAAAAAAACAGGTGCTAAATGTGTATTATCTTGTGATATAGATAAATCATGTAGAGAAGTATATAAAGATAATTATGGTATTGAACCCGTTAGTAATATTAAACTTATTGATGAAAATAAGATGGTTGATTTTGATATACTATGTGCAGGTTTTCCTTGTCAAAGTTTCAGCAATGGAGGAAATAAAAAATGTTTCGAAGACAAAAGAGGATTATTATTTGATGAAATTATTCGAATTGCTAAAGTTAAAAAACCAAAATTTATGTTTTTAGAAAATGTCAAGCATATACTAAAAGTTAGTAATGGAGAAGTAATTAAATATATTAAAGATAAAATTCAATCTATTGATTATAAATTACAGATATTTCAAATATCACCTCATAGTTATGGAATACCTCAACAAAGAGAGAGAGTGTATTTTGTATGTATTAGAAATGATATATATAATGGTAATGAAATTGTTTTACCAGTATATACAGGAGATTTTAAAAATATTTTGGAAAAGAAAGAAGATATTAATGAAAAATATTTTATAAAAAACGATACTTTAGATATTCTAAACTGTTGGAATGAAATGATTAATATTTTTCATATTGATGAAAAAATATCACCAACCATTATGATAAATGAAGCATTTAAAGTATATACTCCTTTAGAACTAGATAATCTTCCATTTTGGAAAAAAGATTATATTATCAAAAATATTCCATTAATTAATAAATATAGACCACAATTTATAGAATGGTATAATAGACATACAGAACTTTTAAACAAAAGAGAAATATATGGAAAATTAGAATGGCAAGCAGGATTGATAAAAAAAGATGATAGTATTTTTAATCATTTTATACAAATCAGACAATCTGGTATAAGAGTTAAAAAAGAACAATTTTTTCCGACTCTTGTTGCTATATCACAAATACCAATTTACGGAAAAGAAAAAAGATATATAACACCAAGAGAGTGTGCAAGATTACAATCATTTCCAGATTCTTTTAAATTATCTGAAAATGATAAGATAAGTTATAAACAACTTGGTAATAGTGTAAATGTAGATAATGTATATACTATAATTACTTCTACCATGATAAAATATATTTAGTTATCATTATGAATTAAAAATTGAGGAGATGAGTTATATATATTACCTTTCCATCTAATTTCTACTCTATATTTTTTTTCATTAATTATTAATCTATAAAATAATTTAGCAGTTTCTCTTTCACTACCATTATTTTTTAAATAATATAAATCATGTTCTAAAAATGAAGAATTTATTATTTTAATATCATTTAATTGCTCAAATGTTTTACCATCAAATTCATATATTTCATATTTTACATCTAAACAATATAAATATTTTATTAAATTATCGAGTATTAGTTTATTATTAATTTTTATTTCTTCTTTTAATCTTAACCAATAAATATTTGTGGTATTTTTTTTATAAAATAATTCATTTATTTTTTGTCTTTCGGATTTTTTAAATGATGTAATTCCATTATTATTTAAATATGTTTTTTTGATATTTGTTAATATTGTATCTACTTCTTTACCTAGTATTTTTTGAACACTATAATTAGACTTTGTTACATCACTTTTTTGTTTAACAGAAATTCCAATAATTAATCCATTATTGTATTCAATATATATATCAGATTTAGTATATTTTTTATCTAGACCTGTATTTAAATCTATTATTTTTTTATGTTTATTTGTTTTTCCACTAATATATATAAATAAAATGTCTGTATTTTGTAATCTAATATGTGATATACTTCTATATACTTTAATATAATTTATAATAATGTTTTCTTTATTATAAATATCTTGTTTGTAATTATTTAAATCTGTTTCTTTATTAAAAATAATAATATTAGATTGAAAATCTGACAATTTTTTTAACAAAGTATTATAATCAACTATGTCATTATATAAAATAAGTAAAGGTAATACAAATTCCATACAATTATATTCGGTAGAATTTCTTATACCACTGATTTTTGTTTTAGAACGTGTTTTCATGTTATTAACTTAATAAACGGTTTCAAATTTACAATAGAAAAACATTTAAAATTAAAACAATAATATAAAATAATATCTTCAATATAATATAATGAATCAAATTATGAGTTTAGATTTTGGTAAAGAATTGACAGGAGTTGCTTTGATTGTTCTATGTATAGGTATAATTCTACACATCGCCTCACTAAAAATGTATGGTAAACATGACTTAAACGATATGAATATTTATGGTATACATTTGGTAGTCACTGCTATAATGACACATTTGTTTTGTGAAATAACGGGGATCAACAAATGGTATTGCAAAAATGGAGTCGCTTGTAGAAATTAAAGTTAAATTTTTACGATTCTTATTAATTATTTTTTTAAGTTATACATATAAATGGAAAACGTATTTATAATATTACCAAATCAATTGTTTAAAGATATTGTTTTAAACAGATTTTATATTGAATCAGATGTAATTTTTTTAATAGAAGAAGATAATTTTTTTTCGAATTATAAATATCATAAAATGAAATTAATATTACACAGATCATCAATGAAAAGTTATTATGATTATATAAAATCTGTATCTAATAAAAAAATTCATTATATCAGTAATATAGAATATAATAAAGATACTTTGGAAAATATATTTAAAAAATATAATACTATAAATACATATGATCCTATCGATCATGATATTCTAAGAAAATATATTAAATTAAACAACACTTATAAAAATCTAAATATTATACACAATCCTTTATTTTTAGAAAGTAATGAAGATTTAGATTCTTATTATAATTCTCTAAAAAATCATAAAAGATATACTCAAATTAGTTTTTATAAGTGGATTAGAACTAAATTTAATATATTAATGGATACAAAAGGTAAACCATTATTTGGTAAGTTATCTTATGATCATAATACAAAAATTAAGTTTGACAAAAATTATAAAGAACCAAAAAAACCAAATGTAAATAACAATAAATATATTAAAGAAGGTATAGATTATGTTAACAAAAACTTTAGTAAAAATGTAGGAGAAACTGAATTTTTTATATATCCTATAAATTTTTTTGAAGCTAATAAATTACTTAATAATTTTATAAAATATAAGTTATTAACTTTTGCGGATTATGAAGACACATCTTCTTCTGATATAGATTTTGGTAGTCACTCTCTTCTATCAAGTAGTATAAATATAGGTATTATAACAATAAAAGATATACTTAAAAAAATATTACATATATTTAACAACCTAACGTTATTAAATCAAAAAAAACTAATAAGATATTTTGAAATATTTATTCGACAAATACTTGGATGGAGGTCATATATTCGTTTTATTTATAGATATCATGGAGAGCAGATGTATAAAGAAAACAGATTTAATCACGAATATAAATTAAGTAAAAACTGGTATAATGGTAATACTGGAATATACCCAATAGATATAATAATAAAAAAAGCAAACAGATACGCTTATTGTCACCATATAGAAAGATTAATGTATATAGGTAATTTTATGTTATTAAATCAAATACATCCTATTGAAGTACATAAATGGTTTATGACTTTTTTTATAGATTCATATACTTGGGTAATGGTTCCAAATGTAAATATGTCACAATATTCTTCTACATCTATTATAATGATGACAAAACCATACTTTTCTTCTTCTAATTATATTAAATTAATGAGTAATTATAAATTAAATACATACAATATGATACAATTAGATAGATTATATTACTGGAATGAAATATGGGACATATTATATTATAATTTTATAAATAATAACCAATCAGAATTTAGCAATATATATTCTTTAAGTAAGAACGTTTATCATTGGAAAAATAAGGTAAAAACTGATAAAATACAAATTTTAAAAATTGCTAATATGTATATGAATATGTATATGAAAAAAAAATATTGAATTTAGTTAAATTATAAATTATATTTTTAGTAAACTATGGATCCGGTGATTTCTCTTTTGGATGAGTTTAAAAAATTAAACGTATATCCTAATAACGGATATATAAAAAAGATATCAAAAATTGTTGAAGTTGATTCAAAAGATATAACAATTAGAAAAAGAATACTTTTAGAAACATAAAAATAAAAGTAATTAATGATAAAGGAATTTCCAAAAAAGGCATTTAATTTACATACTGAAAAACTTGGTTAAGGTATTCATCGATACTTTGTTCAGCATCAATTATTAGTACTTTATCAGAATGAATATTAGTAACCAATAATTCATACTGATTGTGGATGTTTGTTAAGTATTCTAATGTTATATTTTTTTCACATTCTCTTTCTCTAATTTTAATTCTTTTTAAACACGTTTCTGGAGAACATCTAAGATATATAAACTTATCAGACCTACATTCCGGATCCAAATAATTATATAGTTCTTGTAAAGCTTCTAATTGGTCTTTTTTTATAAAACCTTGATTGTGTAAAACTACTGCAAAAACATTTAACCCGTCTTCTGGTCCTCTTTCGACTATAAATGGAACATGAGAATCGAATTTAATATCTTTATTTCCAACATTTTTATTTCTTTTACAAATAGAATTTAATACTTGTAATTGAAAAAGATAAGAATTTTCTTTCATATTTTCGTAAAATTTAGATAAAAAATTTTCATTTAAAAAAGGTTCGTGTTCGACTGGAAATCCATAAAGAGACAGAGTGTCTAATAAAGAAGATTTACCGCTTCCAATATTTCCTAAAACAGTAATTTTTGTTAATTGACAATTTTTATCTTCGTTTGTCTTCATTAACATCGTTTATATAATATATAATATATTCAACTTTAAATAAATTTATTTTATATATATGATGTCTCTTTTTATATTTAGACACGATTTAAGAATTGTTGACAATATTGGTTTTAATAATTTTCTTTTAGAAGACAAATGTATATGTGTATTTGTTCTAGATAAAGAACAATTAT